GCACAACTTGTATAGTTTATACCTGTATTTGGATGGGATTCACTCTGACAGGTTCTTTCTTCACAATTAGAATACCCATCATTTATACAGGCTTGTTCTGCTTCTGCTTTATCAGCACAACTTGTATAAAATGTGTAGTTATTTGGATTGATTTTACTTTGACATGTTAATTCAGTTATGATTTGTGCTAAATAATCGTTACTTGACAATGTAGTATGATCTGTATATTCTTCTTTTAAATTATGAGATTTATTAAATGAATTATATGACATTTTAATTAAATAAAATAAAATATTTTAAATGTTTTATTTTTCATATATTTTATTTTTCATATAATATTTTATTAAAAATATTACAAAATCGTTACAATTTTCATATACAGGAAAGGATTGATCAAGTCCTCATCGGTTGTTTGAATTTTCAAAATTGTAACGATTTTGCCAAATTTTTTCCCGCATTAAGTAGAGCATCACGTGTGGCATTATGCTGTGCACGCTTATCATCTTCCCTTATTTTGTTAATTTGATCGTTCATCAATGCTTCCTCTTTATCAAAGTTTTGTTTTTCATCTTTTTCAAAATCTATATTTAATTGTTCAAGTACACTACCTATTTTATCATATATATCACTGTCAATTTGTTCATAGTCATCTGCATATTTGCCTTGTTGCAGCCGGACATAACAATTTTTTTGTATAATATCATCACTAATGCGATTCTCCATTGACAAATTATGGGTATAACCTAAGACATTATCATAATCTTGGGGTCCCCCCCCGGCGGCAGCATCGGCGGAGGTCAACGGGGCGGCGGCAACAGGGAGTGGTGTATCAGTTCTCCACCAAGCAATACCTGATACATATGCCTTCACTCGGTTATCATCATGTGTGTAGCTGAAGTCTTCAACATAGACTCTAGTAGAGTCAATTAGATGAAGACTAAGAGGTAACAAATTCCATGGTAACCAGTGAGTTCCTGATTTATAAAATACATTGCTCGCATTGTTGGTTAAAGAAAATAGTTCTGATTTAACGTTTTGTGGTTCGGGTCTATGTATTATAGTATTATCAGATTCTATAGGAAAATCGTTCAAAAGATCCACAATTTTTTCATTTGACATATTTGTAAGATCATATTCTGACCTCGACATGAGCTTATGTTTAGGTCCATCTATTTTTAATATTTGTTCCATTCTATCTTTAATCCATTCTAATTCTTTTCTTTTTTCCAGTGTTTGGCGAAGTTCTTCAAAAAAGTCTTTTTTTTTCGCTGGTAGACCCCTCTCAGGCCATCCAGGATGTTCATACATTCCTCTCTCCTTAAATATTTTCCACGCACGTTTACGATTATCCAGAGAACGTTCAAGTTCAGCCTTCTCCCAACATGAAGTATATCCTTCTAAATTGCACTTCCATTCGTCGACCATTTCTTTAATTTCTTTTTTACCTTTTTCATTTGCACGTTTCATCGCTTTACATGAGGAATACCCATGACTCTGACATTCGGCTTCTAATAACGTTGATGTGGGATCATAATTAGAGGAGCTGGCTGGGCAATCATACTTTTTAAAATATGAATCATTAAAATAATTATAATCAGGATTGTCAGCATTTATTCCGTTAATATCATCTATAGCTTGTTGAAAATTCATATATATACCATAATAATCTCCAATATATTCTAAGGGTCCGGATAAAAAACTATCGCCATCTTTAATGTCTCTTATTATCTTTATAAGTGCCTGTTTTGTGCCTGCTACGACTCTTATTAGAGTCTTCTTTACACCAACTCTTAATATTTTAGTACCGGCTACTGTTATCCCCTTTGCGACTTTATCAGATACATTAATCTTTGACAACATTTTTGCTAAGGTCTTTGCGAAAGTTTTAGGTTCAGCCAGGCTTTCAGCTACTGCTTTACCTGCAAGTTTTTTAGTTTTTGGGTCTGGGAATAGTAAACGTTCCAATTCACATGCAATCGCTAAACTTATAGCAAAATCAATGAATTTATAAACAAGCAGTTTATTCAATTCATATTCGATTTTTTCGTTGGTTCTATCTTTATTAAAACGTCTAGCCATATAACTAAGCCATAAAATATCGATAATTTCAAAAACATCTAAAGGACCAAAACCACATACACCAAACATATAACTTTCTTTTATTGTTGAATTTTCTTCAAGAACATTATTTAAATAATTTTCTATTGCCTGTCCTTTCCCAATAAAGTTAGATCTGTCAGACCACCCCCCGCCCATGTTGCGGTTGTCTTCCTCCGTTTGGGGATATTTTTCATTTAATGCATCATAAATATCCCCCAAACCTCCATATTTACGACCATATTGTCTACCTTCTGGAATACCTTCACACGGATGTCCACAAAAGTCAATTTTATTCATAAAATTTCCACAACCTGCAGGGTCCCCAGACGTAAACCCGAAGGGTGACAGCAGAGTTCTACGTTCTGGTGCATAAAGAAATATTTTTTCTTTATCACCAAATCCTGATTCAGAATTATAATTTTCAGATATTTGATTTTTAGATTTATTTTTTGTTATTTTGTTAATTTTTTGCGTAGGTACTTGATTTGTTTTAGCAAATTTTTGCCAAGTATAATTTTCATTTACAAGTGTGCTCCAATGTATTTCATTGTCAGCAGAACTTTTATAAGATTCAATTAATGTTTTATATGACATTTTATTTATATTAAATATTTTATTTATATTTGATAAAATATTTTTTATTAAAAATATTTTATCAAGGCATCTTGATTGTTTGAATTTTCAAACCTCGGTACATTTCCATTTCTGTCAACAAATCATCAATCAATTTGTTCTTGGGACTGTCAGGAAGTTCTTCTTTCAGGTGAGTCATGGCAAAACATCCAGTATGGTGTCTAAAGAGGTGCAAAATTTTGAGTGGGTCACATTGCATCATGTAATTCCTGAAGACAACATGAATACATTCTGTAATGTCTTGCATCTGTTCTTTTGTTGGTGTGGAAGGCATGTGTTTAATTTCATCCAGAATGATCATAAAGTTGTCGGCGATCTTTCGCTCGGTGATGGCCATGTGTTCCATTCCTTTGATAGTTTCTTGATCCATGTTGTAGAAAAACTTGCCATTGCATTTTTTGAAATAAAAATGGGTATTTGTATCTGTGTCTCGGATATTCTTAATAAATTCTACACGGAATGCTTCATAGGTTTCTGGTTTGTTAAGATCTACACAAGGCAAGACTGATAGTCTGTAAAGTTGATATTCTGCCAATTCTGCGGCCATAACTGGATCCTCAATCTGTACATTTTCGGTTTCAGGCAAAGATTTGTTGAATGTTTTATCCAACAATTGTTTAAAGTCATGTTCCGAAACGAATGTTTCGAAGGGACATTGCCAAATAAAACCTTGTTGTGTGAGTGATTCATTATCTATACCATATGAGGCAATGACTTCAAGGGTCAAGATACCTTTTTTGGAAACGTGAGCATCAATGGGAAATTTTTTATAAAACATATAATTGATGGGAGTATCTGATTCATTATATTCAGGGTTAGCAATAATAGTGATGTACATATTATGATATCTATTGGTAGTTAGATATCATAATAAAAAAATCATTTTTCATTTGTAATTTTTTCGATTTAAGAAAGATAATTTTTGCATCTTCTTTCATTCCATGTAGTAGTTCCTTCAAGCTGTTCTCGGTTGCTAGCCATAATTCTGCACATTATTTTATTAATTTTTGATTGTGTTTCATGTTCAGAACATAAAAGCTCATAGCTAGCTTTATCTTGATTACTAAATTGTCCATCAATATCTCCTTTAACCCAACTATGTGAGTCCAAGCACCATTGTTTATTTGTGTTTGCCAGATCTTCGTTGAGTGCAGTATTAACATATGCAGGACATCTGTTGTTATACCATGGATCAGTGTCTATGGCATATGAATTATTAGTATTATCAACACACCATTGTTGGGATTGCTTCATTTGTGGTAAATATTGAGAACAACCATACATATACCATTTTTTTCTGTCCTCATGACCAATCCATGATATATTTCCGCCGATCCAACTATGTACTTTCATACACCATGTTTTATCCTGTTCTAACTTAACTTTATATTCAAGATTCTCAATATATGCAGGGCATCTTTTGTTATTCCATTCTTGACTACTTTGAGCAGTTGAATTATTAGCATTATCTACACACCATTTTTGATGTTCATTCATTTCTGATAAATATTTATTACAACGATTATATATCCATGTTTCTTTGTCTTGAGGACCAATCAAATCAGTATTTCCTTTAACCCAACTATGTACATCCATACACCATTTTTTTTTATCGTTATTAGAAAAATTTTCTACTGTGGTGTATTTTTTAAAGTTTTCTGTTTGTAGTTCTTGTTCTGAAGAACCATTATAAGATTTGTTTAATGATTTATACGACATTTTATATATATAAAATATAAAAAAAAATTTATGTAATCATTTGATGAATAATCGATTACTTTCATATATAAATTTTATAATATTGTTGAATGGTATAAAATGTTATGATTAAGTAAAATATAAATCATTTTTTATATTGTTAATAAATAAATGTTCAATATTAAGGAACTAATTAAAAAAAGAAGAAACCAAATAATACTAATAGTTATGATAATAATGTTAATTATATTTTGTACGATAGTAGGATTAACAGCGACTGAATTACTTCCTGATTGGTTTGGAATACGTAAAAGAGCAGCACTATTGAAATTAACTGATAATTACAAGATAGATATTAATTTTAGTTTACCTGAATCAGATATACAAAAACTAAATAAATCAGACAAAAAAGAAAGTTTTATAAAACGAGTTAAAAATAATATAATAGAAACAATATATCAAAAATTATTACTGACAAAAAATCAAGCAAGTAATCGTATATCTGTATATTTTTCACAATCAGAAGGATATAATATGAAAAATAGCTATAATATTATTATTTTGATAAATTTGAGTGATGATAATGTGGTGACAATGAACACTACGAAGATGAAAAATACTATAGAAAATGTACCTTTGAATAAAAATAATATATTTAAAGATATTGATATGCAACCGGAGATAAAAAAAATAAATAAAATATTTTTAACAAAACACAATATTAATAATTTGCAAAATATTGATTTATCCAAATTACAAAATAATATTATTTATAAATTAGATAAATCTGAAATAACAAATTCAATAAATCCAGATAAAAAACGTAATGTTATTTATCAAAAACAAACAATATCTGTAAATAATTTGGATAAATTTAAAAAGCAACGTATCACAGAAGAAGGTTTGTTATGTTCAGCATCATGGTCCTATGTTGTTAATGGTACTAAAACAAATTTTAATGGCTGTGCAAATGTTAATGCTGAAGGTGAAAGACAAAATCCTTGGTGTGCAACATCTGATGGTTTGCTTGATGGTACCAATAAACCATTTGGCAATTGTGTACCAGAAGATGATTCACCTGTTGTATGTTTTGACAATACAGAACGTGTTGAACCAAAGTATGGGTGGGTTTGGGCAGGTATTGGTAAATCTTTTGGTGATGCAAATAAAATGTGTAATGGATATAAATATTTGAGTATTTCTTGTCCGAAATCATTAAATGATAATGTTGAATTTGATGTTTTTTGTGGAAATGAGTTAAATTTAAACCCAATACCAAAAAATGAATGCACTGGTAATACAAATAATAAACCTGACAAAAAAAATCAATATTGTAATGGACCATCTAAACATGATGGTAAATGGTTAGGAGGGTACAATAAAAGTGCGATATATACAGTGATTTGATCGCCAGAGCTGTCAAGCCAGAGCTGTCAAGCCAGAGCTGTCAAGCCAGAGCCGCTAAAAATGAAAAAAAAAAAGCTTTATATTAAATAATGTAGATATCTGGTATGCCTGATTTTAAGAAACAATATCAAATTACTGGAATTACAAAACAGCATAAAAAAACATATTCCTTCAAATATGCAAGAAATCGTCCATCAAATGATGATGACTTTAGTTATAAAAATGCAGTTTTGATTATTTCATTGCATGATTTTGAAATTATGGTACAGATGAATAAAAACACAGCTGAAAAAACATTAAAATTATTTTCGTGTTTGAATATATTGGATTCAGATTTGTTTATGGATCTGACAAATTATGCACAAACATCACAAAAGCCTTTTTGGAATGATGTTTATCAACAGATTAAAGACAGAACAAACAGTTTCAAGTTTAAAGAATTGTATAAAACAGCAGAATTTTACCAAGATCCTGATGGAAATTTTGGTAAATGGAAATTCGTGACACTTTCATAAAAATGATTTTAAATAAGGCATTATATTATTTTTTTGAATAACATAATGCAACCATATCATCCTGATTTTGTTAATAATTTGTATAAGATAAATGTGCAATGTGCAACGAATAACGCAGCAATGTTATGTGCCAAATTTCAAATTAGTTTGCGAGGCAGGATCGAAACAGACGAAGGTAAATTAGCAAATGGACAAATATTGTATCATGATGGTGAGGTTTGGCAAGTAACAAGTTCTGAACCAGCTATAATACCATATTATAAACCGGATGAATTTTTTCCTCATATTTGTTATAACAATGTTACCAAGACAACGAAGAGAAAATTACACTTTAAATAAAAAATGAAATATTATTTATTAATAAATAATATTTATGAATATTATTAAAATATGATTGAACATTTGTTGAACTTTATTGTGGAATATTATATTATGATAATTAATACTAATTTATTAGTGTTATTTAATAATCAACAAAATATAACAATCACAACTTGTAATAACATATTATATTATTTATTCAATATGTTAATAAATGCGAGCAATCCACAATATATACAAGCTATAGGATATTTGATTAATCATTATCTTAATATTTGTCGTTATATTGAAGATAATAACAAAGATATATTAATGAAAGAATCAATACATAATTTGATAAATTATTATGAAAATATACAAAATATACAAAATATACTATTTTTTCAAAAACACACCATACCTGATTCAATTGATTCAACTGAATAAAAACAAAAATATTTTTATGATAAAAATATTTTTGAACAAATTAAGCATGAAATAATTTCATTGATACCAATTCAATTGAATCATCTGGAATATCGATTAATGGTAAATTTTTATCAATTTCGGTATTCAATGTTGTACCAACACCTTGAGCATCTGATATAGTTGCTTCTTGTTCTTCTGACTCGTGTGATTTGTCTTCAGAAACAACTACTGCAATTTCATCGGTGTCTGAAACGTTCGGTAATAATGAATTAAATATAAAGCCTTTGTTATTTTTACCACTTGTTTTAGTTAAAATTTTACCAGTATTTTGTTGATCATTCATATGTGCAATTATACCCATATTACTAATACGTAATTGTAATTTAATTATTTTATCTATGTTATGTTCTCCAAGAGAAATAAATTCACAGTCTGGCCAAAAATTATTACCATCTTGATCATAACATTTTAGCCATAATTTTCTTGATTTTACAGAAGGTTTTTCAATTTTATTTGTTGGATCATCTGTAATATATTCATATGGATCTGAAGGAATATTATATTCAGAACCTTGGTAAATAGTTATTCCAATTTTTTGATTGATAATTGTATGAATTTCATGTGGTGAAGATTCATGCAAAAACATTTCTTCAACATCAAAATCTTTAACCCAATTTAATATTATTGGTAAATATGGATCTTTGATATGAAAATTAAAACTTAAAATATAAGAATCATATATTTTTTCTGGATGAGTCAACATATTTAATAATTTTGCTGAATTACCTGGGTCAGTAATGCATATTTCATCATCAGATAAATCAACAGGAATTAGATTATTATTTTCTGTAGAGCTCGTTTTGTCATGCATTTTAATTTCACGACATTTATATGTTTTTTTACACTTATTTGCTTGATTAGATTTCTTTTTGGTGTTTTTAGCACCCATGCATACATTTCCCATTTTTAATTATATGTAAGATAAAAATAATAAACATAAATAATATTTTTAATTAAAAAATTTATCTTATCTATAATAAAAATGGCAAAAAAAACATCACGACGCAAATCTCGTAAAATGTCCGAATATAATAAATTCGTTCAAAAATGTATGAAAAAAGACGGCTTAAATATGGCTCAAGCTGCAGCCGCTTGGGCTGCTCACAAAAATGGTGGCAAATCTGTTACTCGCAAATCCGGTGCGAAGCGTTCCCGTAAATCTGGCGCGAAACGCTCTAAAAGTCGCAAAAGCCGTAGTCGCAAATCAGCTCGCAAGAGTCGTGGACGCAAATCAGCTCGTAAGAGTCGTGGACGCAAATCAGCTCGTAAGAGTCGTGGACGCAAATCAGCTCGCAAGAGTCGTGGACGCAAATCAGCTCGTAAGAGTCGCAAATCAGCTCGTAAGAGTCGTGGACGCAAATCAGCTCGTAAAAAACGTAAATCAAGATTTGATGAATCATCTGACTCATCCGAATAATTATGTTTGAAAGATAAAATTTAAACATTATATAATGTTTCATTATATAATGAATTAAGTGTTTAGCCAATCAAGTTCTAAAATATGGTCGACAGAAATTCTTTTAGAAGGATTTTCTATTTTCATATATTTAATTAATTTTTTGATATCATCTAATTCTTGTTTTTTTTCTGTTTTGTGAAATAAACGACCAAGTTCTATTATTATTTCATCAAAAATAATACCAAGGGAATAAATATCGGATTTTATTGAAAATTCTTTGTGGTACATAATTTCTGGTGAAATATATTTAAGTGTACCAAAACGATTGTTTAATTTATGTAAATCATGATGATAAACATTTTTTGCAAATCCAAAATCGATTAAAAATAATTTTTCTATGTCAAAATAATGTTCTGATGGATCTTTAACTATCATGATAGGATTATTATAAAGATTCAAAAAATTATCACTGGTTTGAATTAAGATATTTTCTGGTTTAATATCAAGATGAGCAATGTCAATATTATTACATTTTTTAATTAGTTCTGCAATACCATAAATATATTTTTTAATTGATTTTATACACAGATCAATCAAAATTTTGTTTGATTTATTTTGAAATTGATACAAAATACTATTAACATCTGATGTTTGTACAAAATCTGTATAATAATTTATATTTTGAAAAAAATGTATTAAAAGTCTAGAATTATGAGCTTTAATATATTCATAAATAATACAATTAGGGTTTTTTATAGATTTATATTTTGAGCGATTTTCTCTATGAATAATTTCAATTGGAATTGGAAAATTTGAACTTGGATAATGATGATTTAATTTTTGTAAAATTTTAAATTCTTCATTGATTATATTTTTTGGATGTTCAAAATTTTTAACAGTATATGATTTATTATTATGTTTAATAACATATATTTCTCCAGATGCGCCACGTGATAATTTTTCTACGATTTTTTTAGAATTAATATTATTTAACCATTTCATTAATTATAATTAGTTAAATATAATTATAATTATAATTATTATTCATTTTTCAAATATGTAAAAACTGTTTAATTTTTTTTATTGTGTAAACTAAAGAATTTAGATTATTATCTATTACATTAAAATTTTCAATATACTCAGCCAAATCTGGAATAAATTCTTCAATATTAATTCCTGGAAAATCATTAGTAATGGTTATAATACCATCTTTATTTTGAAAAATATAAGATGTTGTATAAAATTTATTGTTATCTTTATCAGGTAAATATAAACAAAAAGAATGTTTTTTTTCATGAATATTCTGTATTAATATATTCGATATTTGAATATCTTCATAATTAAGTTCATGTTGATTTTTTTCATCTATTTCAATCAAATCATTTATTTCACGATCCGTCAAAGCATCAACACAAAAACTAATTAAATATATATTTTTATATTTTAAATTTGATTCTTCATCAGTAATTACTTCATTCAAAAAATTTAATTGTTTGCTATTTTGATTAAGATTATCTGAGATTTCTGATACTTGTAATTGTTTTACAAAACTTAATAATGTTGTATCAATGGTTTCTTCTTTCTTTGTTGGTGTCTTTGTTGGTGTCTTTGAAAATATACTTTTGCTTTTGCTGTCAATAATAGATTCAGTAGGTTGTGAACTTGTTACATCTCTTGTTGTACATTCATTATTTATACATAAAATATTTTTCTGGATAGTTTCAAAATGTTGATTATGATCAAGTTTATTAACAAATTCACTGATTACATTTTTTCCATATTCACTTGCATATATAATATGCCATGAATTAATATATATTTTTAATAAATTATATCCTAAAATAAGTTGATTTAAATTATTTTCAATAATATCTTGGATTGTCTTTTGATTATCAAAAGGTATGTAACTCAAAATAACTGGATCTTTTTCTAATTTTTTAATTAATTTTCTACAAATAATTTTTATTACAGAATTTGTAGTTTCGAAATTTATCAAAAAATATCCAATAATACCTATCAAATTTAATAAATCATGATTCTTATAAAAAAATAAAATCATATTCTTTTCATTTAAAAAATGAAATTCCAGTAAATTCTTGTAATGCTCATAATAGTATTCCCCATTAGATATATGTAATAAATTCGCTAACATTTTATTAATGCTTTTTTTATCTTTACATATTAATTGTTGTCTTGTTATATCTAAAGGATCAAATAAAGGTTGTTTAACATTATCTATATTTAAAATAAATGAAGGATTACCTTTCCACAAATCAATTTTAAGAAGTTCTTTTGGAGTATGAAAAGTATTTTCTGAAATATATGTTTTTAATTGTTGTCCATTAATACCTGAATGTTTTTCTGATTCTGATGTAAAACTACCCCAATTAACAAAATTTTTTAAATTTAATGATGAGTTTTGATGTCTATAATTATTTAATGTTGTTAAAAAATTTGTAGCAGTTGCCATTTATTATTAGTAATTAATTTTTTTCAATATTTTAAATACAATTTTAAAACATTAAAATATGAAAAATAATTATGAACGAAGAAAAAATTACCAAGGTAGATAAAATTATCAATCAAAAAAATACTATTAATTTTTTTGATGATGATGATAATGACGCTGCCATTTTATACGATTCTGATAATTTTAATAAAAATTTAGAACAAATTAAAGATATTATATTTGATTTCGATTACTCAACTGAACACCGTATAATTGCTTTTTCCATTTGGCATAATCAACCTGATAATATCATTTTAGAAATTTCCAACAAACTTACATGTATGTATCTTATTTCTGGAACAAAATATATTCGAGATTTTTTTATCGCTATAATTAACACTCCAGACATACAAGATATCATTAAAATAGAATTTGCAAAAACCCTATGTTGTCACGACCCATCACCTGATAATTATTCCATCTTATTACAAACCATCGAAATAATCGAAAATACACCCATTGTTATCTTACTCGAATGTATCGTACTATTAATGAATAGTACCGAATTAAATCACATTGAATCATCTCTTAATTACTTTATTGCTATTATTAATAATCCTATTTATGAAATTTATTTTAGATATCGTACCATCTTATCTCTCGAACATTTATTAAATACTGATAAAACATCACAAACAAATGATTCTTTCTCTGTTAATTCTTTTTTTTACATCTCTGAAAGCTTAATTGAATTTTTACAATCAGAAGATAACACATCCAATTACAGAATCCTCGCATGCCAAGCTTTATTGCATTTTTATAAACAATATAATCAATATAACTCCGAATTAGATACTAATTCGCAAGATACTAACTCACAAGATACTAACTCGCAAGATACTAACTCGCAAGATACTAACTCGCAAGACTCCGGTACTCAAGATACTAACTCGCAAGATACTAA